GGTCTAGTTCTAATGGAGTAGACCTCTCTCACTGCTTATCTTCTATCGGCAATCTCAATGCCGCACTACTTGTGATCGTGCTTTGTTTCCGTTCAGTTAGACAGTTCACTTCATCAGAGGGCAACTCCAGGACTATCTAGGTAACTAGCCTAGCAGGTCTCTTGATACCTTTGTTTCTCTTTATATCGCTTACGATATTCTACAATTTTTTCTTTATTATTCTTGCGATATTGCTTTCTTTGTTCTACAATTTTTTCTTTATTATCTTTGTGATATTGCTTTTTATATTCTGCAATTTTTTCTTTATTATCCTTTTGATATTGCTTACGATATTCTAAAATTTTTTCTTTATTATTCTCGTAATATTGCTTACGATATTCTTTATTATTACAGCGATGGCGATATTGCCTATCATATTCTAAAATTTTTTCTTTATTATCCTTGCGATATTGCTTACGATATTCTACAATTTTTTCTCCAATCGTCAACCCATGTTTATACATTGAATTGTTTTTACCTGACGTATCAACATATCTTGGATCACCTAAACTTTCATTATAATATCTATCCCAGCATCTACTCTTTCTGTCTTTTAACAATTTATGTTCAAGTTCACACATTTCTTTATTTGTACCAAATGCAAGTATGCGTCTTTTTGTACCTTTAGGAATATTATCTTTAGTAAAAGATTCCCATATTGTTGATGAATGTGTATATCTATCTTCTGGCGTACCCTTATGCTTACCCAGATAAAACATCTTATTTTCACTATCATACCAAAGATACACGAATGCTTCACTCATTTTCCAATTTCTCCTAATAATATAAATTTACTATATTATATATTAAGAGAATAACTCATGGGAGAGAAACTAATCTCTCCCAAATTCTTTTATGCAGCGTTAGCGAGTTCAACTGCTTTTTCTGCCGCTTTTACTTTGCGAGTTTGATTAACACCAAACCACTGACTGTGCAAGCGATTTTCAGCATTGCGCCCTTGCATATGATCTGTAACATATGTGACGCTATTCAATGCGCTCCACCATGTACCAGCCGCGAACTCTGCACCAGGTTGTGTTTCAAGAACGTCATAGCAAAGTTTTGCATTGCGTGACAAGTCTGCCAGTTTATCAACTTGGTTTTGTTCTTTGGTGCGTGAAGTATTCGGAAATACATCATTATAGAACTGGATCAAGGAGTCGGCAGTAACACGCTTGGAACCCAAAAATTGCGCCATGTCTTTGTACTTTGCAAACTTTTCAGATGCAATTCCAAGAGTTGTTTTCACATTGTCTGCATTGAACACTGCGCGATGACCAACTTTTGCTGCATTCGTTGCGTCACGACTAAGTGACATTGTAAGAGTGTTATTACAAACAACACGAACTGGAGTGAAACGAACATCAATAGATTTCCCATACTGATGTGGATTGCTAAAGAGTAAGAATGATTCAACGGTATCTTCACCAAACACATCAAATGACTCTTTGACTTTTGCCAAGGCCCAAGTGATCTGTCCACCTTTGAGCGAACCAGCAGTGTGCATTTCCATGTCACCAGCGGCGACATACTCTGCAAAAAAATCAAAAGCATCTGAATTTTGACAAGGATTCCATCCTTCGCCAACATTTGTCAGAACCTTGTTATCGCTCAGACGAACCAAAGACTCTTGACCAGTTTTGATTTTTTCACCATTGATTTCAATAAATGATGGAACCTTTTCCACTTCCCAATCAAGACCAGCCTTTTGCATCATTTGAACTGGTGTTAGATCATTACTAACTGGTGTACCTAACCCATGCCAAGGAACATCTCCCGCATAAGCCATTTGCGCTACACCGTCTACAAATTCTACTTCATGTGCCATTTTGAACCCTTTCAGTGATTCTTTGTTTTCATTTGATTTGTATATTATATGATAAAAACAAACACTTGTCAAGCATTTGTTTTCATTTGATTTAAATTATCCTACACATTCTTTGAAGCCCATCATACCAACTTCATGCAAGGACTGCCCAAAGGCGGTTTCAATCTCAAACAAATCGCCCATCATTGAACTACGCAAACCCATACCATCTTCATTTAGTGGTGCAATGCGATTCACATGATTTGGATTGTAGTCTGGATTATCAGCAATATCATCACGGCTCCAAGAACCCATGATATTTTGTGTCCAGCGAAAGGCATACTCAAGAGCCTCATTCTGATCAGTGATAGAACTTGGCAGATTTACTTCTGCCACTAAGGTCTGATCTTCAACATCACCAGTTTCACGATTGCGTTGTGCATGATAAACATAAACTTGCATAGTATGTCCTTTCAAGACTGATTCTCTTTACTCTTATAATCTAGTATGTGTTGAGGTGGTTGTCAACCCTAATATGCCATAATCTTTGGACCGCCAACTTCTGGCTTATGGAGAACAGCAACTTTACTTTCAAGGATGGGCTGTTCATCTGCCTTTGTTACAAATGAACTGTATTTGTAGGGGTCATATGTGACTGCAACACCATTATTTAAACCGAAAATTTCTTCAGACATTTCTCCACGAACCATCGCGTGAACATTCTTGCGGCCCTCTTTAAGAACCTTTAAACGTCCAGCCTGACGAACCACATACGTTGGGTTCATAATTGTCACATCAGACATATGAGCGATAACACGCCCCTTATGTCTGACAGAAAAGATATGTTTGTGGAGATTGTAATAGACTTCCACTCTCATTTTCACGCTCCTACAAACTTAATGTTGTGGTTGTTTGCGGCACAAATAGTAAGAACCTCACCAGCGATATTGATTGTATCACCAATCTCATAGCCAAGGTAGACTTTCTGTTCAGTCTTAGAGGATGTTACCATTGAACCATTACCAAAGGCCCAGTGACCATCTTCACTGTCCCAACCAACAGTATAGTTCCGCACCCACTCATATTTATCATTGGCGAATGCCCGAATAGTAATATTGATAGATGACATAAGCGAGTCACCAGCACCTTCACGGTCCAAAGGCAAAACAGCATCTGCATTGCTCACTACGAGTGAGCCGGGAGTATTTGAAACGATTGAAACTGCTGAAGTCATTTTGTGTCCTTTCAAGACTGATTCTCTCTACTCTTATAATCTAGTATAAGAGTAAGAGTTTGTCAAGCCATTTTGGAATATTTCCGATACTTTTTAATATCCCACTTTTCAACAACAGGATTGCCATACTCATCCTCATCAATGGCAATGTAAGCGACAGTCTTTAAGACTTTGCCATACCTAGCATTCCATTGACCTACCGCATTATGAGAAACCCAAATCAAATGAGGAAAATCCCACTCATCTGTCATTTCTTCATGATTGGTGGAAAACTCAAAAAGATTTTCACAATCCTGTTCAGTAAAAGAGCCAAGGATTGAACCATCACCATAAGTAAAACCTACTGAATCTGGAGCGTATGCCATGTTATTACACCTTTCCGTAAAAGTTAACCCAAAATTCCCATTCTTCTTGACCCATCTCACTCAGGTCCATATGAGAAATCTTACTCAAAACTTCTTCTGCGACAGTTTTGGAGCAATTCAAAATTTCGGAAATTTGTTGAATACGAAGCATTATGAACCCTTTCAGTGATTCTCTCTACTCTTATAAACTAATATAAGAGTAGAGGTTTGTCAATACTAATCTAAGTTACAATTCCAGTTTTCGTAAAGATAGAATGCTTCTAATGTATTATCTTTACCAAATGGTGAAACAATTTTACATACTGGACGATTTATGTCTTGTAGACCAACATCAAACTTCATTTGCATAGAACCTTCTACAATTTGACAATCATGGTGTGAAGGTTGAACCATTGATCCTGTAAATCTAACTGTTACGACTTGCATTATGTGTACCTCGGATTAGTAGTCTTTAAGCAAATCTTTCCTGCTTCAAGTCTACGGTTTTCTTCTGAAGTGTTCAAAGACTTCATCATACTAAGTGCCTTGATCATATTCTTAATCGCCCACTTAGGTTGATTACCTACGATGCTCCATGCTTCTTGAATGGTCATTTATACTATCCCTTTTCCGATTTTGATGATAGACACCTTTCTATTACCATAAAACATTTTCGCATGTTTTATAGCCTCTTTACGATCTTTCACCGTTACTCTTCTACTTATAGGACCACCATTAGATATAACTGGCCCAGTGAGTGCTATTACATATGTTGATAGATCATTCATATTAAAAATTCCCACATAGTTGATTGTTTATAATTTCCCAAATGTCACCATCGTTTTCCAGATCACACTGCAAATCTTCCAATTCGGCATCAGATAGGATTTCACCATCTTCATATTCTGCAAACGAAATGTATGCATCACAAAAATCTGGATAATCATTCATATCAATACATTCCATTTCCACACTTCCCATATTTACGTTTTTCATTTCATTCTCCTTTACATTATCAGTTCTATGATTGCTATTATAACAATTAGGTTTATTGCATTACTCAGAAGATTTGTCAACATGATTCTTACCATCCCCTACTTTCAATCCAAAGTTCTTCTTCCCAGATAGATTGAAGAAGTATATCATCAATTTTTTCATCATGAGCCTCTTGCTCAAATTGCTCTACTTGCATACGCTTGAGTTCAATCATTGCAGACAGGCTATTGATCGCCATGCGCTTTTCATCACTTGCGCCCTCAACCAAATTAATGATTGCATTCTCAAGTGTCTGAATGTCTTGTAATACTTCATTCATGATTCACGCTCCTTTGAGATTCGTTATGTAATATACTTAACTTTTTCTATAACAAATGTCAACCCCTAAACTTATAAATAGTATTGTGAAATACATGATTTTTTATTGATTTATATTATACTAAAGGTATGTTAGAAGAAAGAAAAAGTTATGATTGACCCACTTACGGCTATAGCCGCCGCATCTGCTGCATATAAAGGACTGACCAAAATCGTGCAAGCGGGGCAGGAATTAGAGAATTGTACAGAATCTTTGGGAAAATGGTTTGGCGCACTCAATGATATAAACAGAGCAGAACAGCAGAGAAAAAATCCACCACTTCATGCTAAACTTATGGGGTCTGGATCAATAGAAGAAGAAGCATTTGCCATACTGACTCACAAGAAAAAAATGGCAGAGCAACAGAAGGAAATTATGTTCATGTTGAATATGAGATTTGGACCTAATACCTGGGATGAAATGATGGAGTTAAGACGCGCTATCAAAAAAGAACGCGAAGATACCATATATGCAGCGGAAGAATTTAAACATGCTGTGATAAATGGTGGAATAATGATAGCATTATCTCTTGGTATTTTGACAACTATTTTTGGTGGTGTATGGTTAATTGGTACGGTTCAACAACCGCCTTGGTGGTAATATGGATATGATACAAGTTTTTGCACTCATGCTTTTCATCGGAATTGGTGAAAATAGAATAGAAGTTGAAGAAAAATTATATTTCTATTCAGTAGAATATTGTAACTCAACTGCTGAAGCCTTATCTAAAAGATGGGGTCATTGGTCAGCAAAAGATCAGGCAACAGTGTATTGTATACCTGCAAGTGTCCCAGAAGGAACGCCTGTAATAAAAACACATGTTGAACCATCATATTATCCTAGACCACCAGCACCGCCCAATGGTATGCTGGCATCTACCGATTAGCAAGTGGATTATCAAGTGCCTTTGTTAGTTTAGCATTGAGTCTTTCCTCAAGAGAACTTAATTCTCTTTTAACATAACCTTCAAGTCCAGATATTTTATCATTAAAACGATTGTTGGCATCGTCAATCATTGTACGAACATCACTCTTGAGTCTATCTTGTTCAGTTTCACCTTCATCCATTAATGCTCTTACATCATCATTAAGTTTATCTGAAATAGCCCTCATTTCATCTTCTGCTTTGGTAACTTCAATTTCAATACGATCAAGATGTTTTTCCATACGAACCATTTCATCTTTCAGATCATGCTTTGCATCTCTGAGATAATCCGTATTTTCTGTGATACGATCACGAACCCCAGCAAATTCACCTTTAAATAATTCTAATTCTTCTGATACGAAGTCCATATGTCTCTCAACAGTCACTTGATGTTCTTGCTGTATTGCGATTTGTTTATCAAATCCTGATAAATCTGGCGCAACATAACTTTGTATTTGTTCTTTCATATCTTGGTAATCTTTGTAGAATTCAAATCCACCCCAAAGACCACCACCTATTGTACCTAATAATGGTATAATCAAAAGCAATTTTGAACCGCTTGCTTTGACTCCACCATACTCTATCTCTGCCATTTGCTCATTCCTTAAAATTGAAATTCTTTTCCAAACACAATTCCTAATTTTTTACCCTCAATTCCGGGTCCAATAAAATAGTCATTATATTTCAATCTAAGAAATGGTATTATGGGCTGAGAATATCCAGACACTAATCCACCTTCTAGTTTCAAGTCACCTTTTAAATCAACATCGCGTGATGTATAAAGACTTATATTTTCTTCGCTATTGTAAAATGCTCCTATCGTGTATTCGTTGTATTTATATTTAACGGTTGGGTGTATTCCGTTATACTGATTTGACATTCCCATATGTATTGTAAATGCCAACCCAAAAAATATTGTATCCAATTAATTACTGCCTTAAACTTGGATATTGTAAATCCTCCATTATTCCAAATGTCGGGTCATTCACGAACCATCTTGAAAATGCATGATCTACTGTCGGCACTGGTGGATAAAAATAAATATCTGGTACTTCCATGTCTCCATAATCAAAATCTGGCACAAATGCAATTAGTGCTGCTAATTGCGCTTGTACTGCCACTTGTTCTTCTAAAGTTGATGCTTCCTCAACTTTTTTAGTAAGACTGTTTACTTTATCTGCAATCAATCTTCTTATCTTTTCTTTCCTAGAATTCTTTTTTTCTGCTTCTGTTGGGGCTTCCTTTTCTTCTTTTTTCTGAGGTCTAACAACATCTTCCTCAGATTCAACGGCTTCGTTATTATTTTCACTTTCATCTACTTCTTTATCCTTTCCATCACCATCTTTAGAGCCAGTATCTTTCCCAACGTCTTTTTCTTTTCCACCATCGTTCTTGGACTCACTTTGTTCATCATCGGATGGTTCTTCACTTTTTCCATCAGTTTCGGATTTAGGTTCGTCGTTTTTCTCTGGCTGGGGTTTCTTGGTTTCTTGGGTTGTGGTATCTCCACTGGTGTTTCCAGAATTTCCTCTTTCTTCAGAGGTTTCTCCTGATTCTGCTTCAATAACTGTTGTTTCAACGATTGGTTCATTTAATTCTGCCTCTATTGCTGCAAGTTCTATCTCAATAGATTGAGTGGTAATTTCTTCTACTGGTGCTATCTGAGAAACTATATCAATTTGTGGTACAACAATTTCTTCGGTTATATTGATTTCTGGCATAACAATTTCTGGTATAGTTTCGGTTATAGTTATATTTGGATTAATAATTTCTGCAACAGGATCAGTTACCACAATTTCTTCCGCGACAGTAGGTACAGAGTAGTTAGGACAACCAATATCATATTGTGGATCAAGATCACATTGTTGATTGAAATATGCTGTTTGATAATTTGGACATTGAACATTATACAATGGATTAATCTTACATTGTTGGTCTTGATATGCTGTCGCATAATTTGGGCAACCAATATCAAATAAAGAGTCTGCAATACATGATTGATCATAAAGGTGTGCCGCATATGCTTCAGCGTAACCACTACACGATGGATTGTAAAGAGTATCTAAATCGCATGGATTATTGCGATATGTAAACCACATTTCACCATCTCTTGCAACAGGACCATAGTAACCTTCCCACTGTCCATTATCTTGTGCATTAGCAACAAAACTAATATTTCCTAATTGATTTGGTGTGTATATTGTTCCAGTACCAGTGATATGATTAAAAAGTTCTATATGATCTTCAGTTATTTGCCAAACAGCACCTTCACCATCTGTGGTTTCATTTGTACTATGCGAATTTGATTCACTCCAATGATACCAAGTATCATAATCGTAAGTTTTTGTTTCTATAATAGTTCCATTACTATCGGTAATTTCTATCACAATATTAAGAGCATCAAACTGATCTGCATATTCTCCAGTGGGTTTCATATTTTCATCAAGTCTGTTTTCAATATCTGTTGAACACCATACTTGCTCACCGTTTGCTTTTGTTATATTGAAACAACCATTAATCCATTTCCAACGATAATGAATTTTATCTAAACTTATGCCTGTGCCAGCATCTGATAATACTTCATTTATTGCCATAGTCATAGCAAACGTATCAGAACATGCTCCCCATTGTAAAGTTGGTGAACCACTCCATGCTTCACTAGTATTAGTCAATAAATTCAAATGAGATGAACCACCTACACACGTACCATTAGTTATTGTACCATCACTTAAATCTGCGATTTCTGGTATAGTGGTAGTTACTCCGCTGTCAACTGTTATACTTTCTGTTGTAGCGTTACTTGGCGGCGACCAACAGAAGTACAAACAACAAAGCACCGCCAATAACTGATCTACCAGTTTCCCATTGCCTTTTTTGAACATCTGCCTTTGTCTCCGGTTTAAACTCTATAGGAATCTTTTTCTTACCACTCCAAGTTTTCCATGCTTCTTTTGCTTCTTCACCAATTTTACCTTCATATGGACAAGGTGTTCCTGCCATACCCATTGCATCAAATACTCGTTTATCTTGACACATTACAGAAACAGCCGCAACTTTCATACCCATATCATAAAGTGTTTTTGAAATCTTGAGGCGTTCACAGTTTTGATCTGTTACAGTTTCACCAGTAGAAATGCCAAGTATTTGAGTTTGAACAGCACCAGAAATACCAACCGTACAAAGGTCTTGAGAACTTCCCCCCGCACTAGGAGAAATTGCAGAAGGTGGTGGCGATATTACAATTGTCTGTCCTTGTGAATCAACTTTACTTTTACTGTCGGTTGTAGTTTCTACTACGGTTTGAGCAAAAAGCGTTTGTGTAAATCCAAATACCATGACAATACATAAAATACTCAATAATTTTCTAAACATGAAAAATCTCCAAAATATTACCTACTATTTATATACAAAAAAGGAAGAGTGATTAACTCTTCCTCTTAATAAAATGTGATATAGTGTCACTTTTCTGTTGCTAGGTAAGTGACCAACCCCCTTAATTATGCAGCGAGTGCGTAACCAGAAGGTGCAAAATTATCGTTTGCATTTAGTATTTTCTTCGCGTTAACCCAGCCAAGTACGGGGAAGTCTCCATTTTCCTATCAACACCTGTCTATCCTATTTCATCCCCATCATAAAGAAACTGAACCTAAAGGTTTACAGATATATTTAACTGTATCCCAATGACCATCATTTGGTAATTCTGTATATTCTATGAGCATAGTTTCACACTTCAATTTAGTCTCAAACTGTTGCACATCTTGCTCTAAACAAGTTGATCCAGAACAAACTGTGAGTAGTATTTGCCAAATAATTTCCATTCTTAGTATCCTTATGGTGGAGATGCGTGGTACTGCCCCACGGTCCAGTATGCATCAAGTTGATATCATCAACTACATTTTTATTTATATCATAAATTTTGATTCTTGTCAATAGAGAAATAGTTTTTATTGACCTTTTTAACAGATTATACTACTGTTTCAGCATCAACATTACTAGCATTACTAACATTTGTAGAAGGAAATGATCTACCAGAACCCCAAAGAAGTCTTACAGCGCCGCCACCTGAGTTACCACCACCGGCACCTGACCCACCGCCACCGCCACCGCCGCCATAGTTTCCTCCGGCTGAATGACCATAAGTACTAACGGCATCTTCACCACCAGAACCACCTGTACCTGCACTAGTAGTCGTAGGATGTTGATTTGGATGTATGTTAGCAACACCGCCAACACCATTTGATCCTTGACCATAGACACCAACACCACCACCGCCACAAGTATATCCACCTGAGTTAGCCATTGATCCCCCGGCACCACCCCCTTGACCATTTCCAGCCTGTCCAGTTTGACCAGATTTTCCGTCACCGCCATCTCCAGAATATCCCCCAGCACCACCGCCGCCACAATACTGATACGTTCCAGAACCTTGCCCATCACCACCGTTTCCACCACCATCTCCAACATAACCACCACCTGTTGCGGCATTACCACCTTCACCCATTACGGTTGATGTGTTTATAAAGTAACTATGTTCATTTGCTTTATTTTGACCACCAGCACCAACAACTACCGTATAAGATTGGCCGGGTGTGACTGATATATTATTTTTCCAACCAAGACCACCGCCACCACCTGCTACTGATCCTGCTTCTGCGCCAGCACCAACAGCCACTACTGATACGCTAGTGAGTCCAGATGGACATGTCCAAGAATGTGTTCCTGCTGTTGAAAATAAATAACTAGAAGCGGCAGGACCAAATGATAACGCAAATGAGGATGGATAACTAACTGCTGAATTTACGCCATCTGTTACACTAAATGTTAAAGTAAATGTCGTAGCATTAGTTGCATGGGGAGTAATAGTAAATACATTATCAACATTTGAAACTGTTGTTCCGTTTAATGATCCAGCAGTTACACTTGATGACCATGTTAAATCCATTCCTTCTGGGTCTGTAGCAACGGCAGTAATTGTAGTTGGTGTAGTGCCATCAGTTGCTAAACTATATGCTGAATTTACACCAGTAATAGAAGAAGGTGAAGCATTTGTTACTTCAGCGACTAGATACCAACCAACACCGTTCCAAACATATAAATTGTTTGTTGCTACAACAAATGCACTATTTCCTTTTTCTGTAGAAGTTGCAGGTAAAGCGGCAAGAGTTTCGTAAACTCTCATGTTAGATTTTTGTGGGCCAGCCGCCTCTGAAGCGGATAAAGGTGCTGGATCAAATGTTGGGAGTGCATATGCATATCGGGTTTCAGAATACTTACCCATAATTTATCCCTCTAATTCCGCCGTCGGTGGGGTAAAGTTTGCGGTATATCTTGCAAGACCTTTTGTTACTCTAAGGTCTTGAAAATATCCTACAGCCGGATATGTTGATCCGCCATAAATACCTAATTGCACGGGGTCTGTGCCACTACTAAAAGTACTACTTGACGTAGTAGTTGCTTTCGAAACTCCATCCACATATAAAGTATAAACATTTCCGTTTCTAACAAAAGCAAGATGTTGCCATGTATTATTTACCATTGTGTGATCTTCCCAAAAATCTACAAACCACGGCGAAGCATTACTACTAGATAATACTAAAGATAAACCAGCCGCAGGAGACATATAAAGTTGAAACCCACTGCCTCCAGTTAATATCATTTGATATGTTCCATTAGTAACATTTGTAGGATACCACCAAAGTTCTACTGTAAAATCTCCTGTATATCCACTTATCCACGAATCTTTAACATTACTGATCTGAAGATAATCGCCAGTGCCATCAAGATAAATCGATTTTGTTCCAGCAAACTTTACTTGAGTTGTAGATGTTGCGGCATCACCGACACATGTTATCTCACTTAATTGACTCAAATCTGAAATAGATGTTTCTGGATTCAATAGAAATTTAACACCATCAGTTACATTAATTGTTCCTATCATACTCGCATGATTTCCACATTGATAGTAATATGTACCAGCAGTATTAGGAGTCCAACTAACCACACCGCTTGTTGCTCCTTGTCCTGTTGCTGCTGGAGTACTGACATTTGCTCCACCATCTGACACTCTAATATAAAAAGGATGACCTGAAGCATTTACAGTAAAGTTTACAGTTTGACCAACTGCCATATTTACAGTTGCATTATTACCAGTTACATCACCACTTAATGTATATGCACTAGCACCAGAATTTGCTACACCTATAGCCATGGCTGGATACGTTGGAGAAGTTGTTAAAGGTGCGGTTGGTAGAGTATAACTTGATCCTGTCCTTACTGCTGTTCCATTAATAAACCGAAAGTCTGTAACATACCCATAAAAATCTTCATGGCCCCCAGCAACACCGTTCCAACGACCAATACTAAAATTATTACCAGTTCCTGTGATATCACTAGACACGGTTGCTGTTGCTTCCCTAGTTCCATTCTTATATAAACTAAGTGTAGTCCCACTTCTTACAATCGCAATAGTAGTCCATTCAAAGGCTTTAACTGCTGTTGTAGACACTACAACAGCACTTCCGTTATATATTTTAGCAATACCACCTTGAACATATAATCCAAGTCCAGCAGTAGTAGAAGGACCAAACCCCCAAATATAGTCATATCCACTTCCTGTTGGTGGGGTTGAGGAATAATAAAAACTTACCTCAATGGTAAAATCACCAGTTCCCACATTAAAATCAGAAGACTCTGAAAATGTTAAATAGTCTCCACTACCATCAAAATATACAGACGCACCATGAGAGGTTTCTGAATATGGAGCATTATCAAACAAAGATTTTGGTGCTAAAGATACATTACCACCAACAGTGATTGCATGATTTGATGCAGATTGATCTTTAAAATAATGTAAGTTACCAAGTAAAATTTTTGTGTTTGTAATTGCAGTAAGTGATGCAGTTGGTGGTGTGAAGTTAGTAGTATAAACGGCACTAGATACAATTCTTAAATCACTTAAAGTGCCAACAAAATCATTTGCATTTCCAGACCCAATGCGTACACCCGTATCGCCTGAATAATTTGTAGTATCTGTAAATGTTCCAGAAGCGGCACTCTGAGATACTCCGTTAAAGTAAATACTAAAAGCACCACTATTCCTAACCACAGCGATGTGATTAAAACTGCCTTCAAGGATAGTACTGGCATTTACTTCCCAGAGATTTGCCACATTATATGAATTATTCCATCTCAATTTACCATTTTGAAACAGCAAACCCCAATATCCCGATCCTGTTGAACTAATAGGGTTAATTATGTTTGAGGCACTAGATCCTAAAGCGTTTGCATCAGTAGAATTAATCCAAAACTCAATGGTAAAATTCCCAGTTCCGAAATTAGCAATACCACTGCTTCCAACGTCAAGGTAATCACCAGTACCATCAAAATCCAATGAGTATCCACCATGTCGGTATGGACTGAATGTTGATGCTGTTGTATCACCAGCAACAGTAATCGTATGATTTGAAGCAGAGGCATCATCAAAGGTTTGATTAGAACCAGTTGCAGTCGCCTTGACTGATAAAGAAGTATATCTTGAATTTGCTATAAAAAATGATAATGTAAATGCGCTTACTTTACTAACACTCCCATTCAAACCATCAGTAACATTGAAAGTAATACTAAAGGTTGTGGGATTACTTGCATGTGGTGTAATAGTAAAAACATTATCTGCTTGACTAACAGTTGTTCCATTTAATGATCCAGATGATACCGCATAGGACCAACTAAGTGTAAATCCTTCTGGGTCTGTGGATACTGCTGTAATAGTTGTGGCGGTTCCATCTGCTGCAAGTGCATATGTATCACTAACTCCAGTAATTGCAGTTGGAGATGCGTTTGTAACAGTAGCAATTAGATACCATCCCACACCACTCCAAATATATAATCTATTTGTCGCTACAACAAAAGCAGTATTTCCAGGTGTAGAGCCAGAAGAGGGTAGATCAGCAAAAGTTGCATATGAATATGATGCTGGTGCAGAGTTTGCGCTTTTAGGAAAACTAACTGATTCAGTTGCATATCTTTTTCTAGAGTAACTACCCATTTAACTAACCTTATATAAATGCTTTAACACTATTTATATAGATTTATTTTTCTTTCGCTTTCCTTTGCCCAAGCATCTTCAAAACCTTCAAACTGCGTAGGGCTACAGTTACACCAAACCCTTTTAAAATATCCATTAAGTACTCCATGTACATCTTTTATAGAGTAACCATCTGGAATCAACATACCCTTAACTGCCCACATTAGACGATTTGCTTCCTTTATTTCTTCTGGACCCATTTCTTCTATAGTGGCGTTATAATTGATCATATTCTAAATCTCAATATTATTTTTATGTAATTTAGATTGAATAATATTATAAACTCGTCTGCAATGAAATCCTAAATTGAATAAATCTGAATTATTATCTATCACATAATCTGCCATATCTTTCGTTAGTGTCATACTATCACTGCTTTCTGAAGGTAAATATTCCGATCTATCCACCCATATACAAGCATCAAATACATTTTGTTTTTTCATTTCTGTAAATTCTCTAACATTTCTAAGACCACAATATATATCATGCTCAGAAAATATATCTTTACCTAGTTGTGAAGGATTGTCTTTACAATATTTTGCGATGGCTTGATACCATTCAGACCTATGATTATGCCTATCATCATAACATTCTTCAAATGATTTGTATTCATACTTGTCTTTTAATTCATCATAAATGAATTTTTTGCAAGCAAACATACTGCTGGAAATAAAACTTAGTTTAAAATCATTACATAGGATTTCGGATACAGTGTCTTTGCCATGTCTACCATGACCTATAATTAATAACTTAGGTTTTCTCATTTATTTCTTCCAACTTATAATATTCCATTACTTCATTAGTTTGAGATTTTGCGATTGCTTCTGCTTTTTGCCAATCACTTTCTTCTAAATCAAATTCAATCACCTTATCTATCCTCACATCTTGCACTTCGGGCCAGCCTAATGATTGTAACGCATAAGTTACTGTTTGTCCAGCATTATCCAAAATACCTCTACGAATACATATCATAGCCTTATACCTCATGGCATTGTAAATAAGGCTCTTACGCCGCTATCTTTATCCGTAGGCTGTCTTGCAAAGACCACCCACTTATATGCAAACATGGTTTCCTTTGTGGTACAAAATTCTCTAAAAGACGTTCCAGTTGTATATACATCATCAACTACCAACCATGGATGTTTCTGTTCCCACTCAGAATATTTTCTGAGAGCATTTTGTAATTTTATCCCACCTCTAGGAATACCAACAACTTTTGAAAAGGGTTCCTTTTGATAATCCATGATCATTGCTGCTAGACAATCCCATTCTTTATCAGATACAGCATCCATTTCTATTTTCCATTCCATAGGAATGCCAGCGTGAGAAGTAAATTTCTGCTTTTGAAATAAATCTATTTGTTCTGAGGGTTCATCGTTACCTAAAGACATTCCGCTAGTAATCATTTAATTATCCTATCCGCTTATATAAGGTGTATCACCTACTTTTGCTCTGCGCCATTCTTTTTGGTTAAACATTTTTCCTTGAAGTTCTGTTATATGTCTTATCTCATTATCTATATTATCTTTACTACTCTGTTTTTTTACAGTAAGTCTTTTCATTGCCAATCTTTGTAGTCTGTAACCAAGTGCATTTTCAATCCAATGAATATCTTCTAAGTTTAATTTCCAATTATCTAAGTTGGGTTTTACCATTACTTGCTCATTCCTTGAGGATCATACTGTTCACCATTATATGCTGGATATTGATCATCTTCAACTCCAGAATTACAACCAACTACTACTATTGCTAAAAATATACAAGAGATAATAGTACCTTTTTTCATCCAATACATAAAGCCATCAAATGCTTGTTCAGCCTGTTGTTGTGCTGCATCTTTTATCTCTTCACTCATTAATATTTTCCTTAAACCATTCTGGTATTTGTCGTTTTGTCCAAACCATCTTAAAATTTTTCTGTTTTGTGTTGTAGTAGTCTTGATATGATTTTATTGGGTCACTCTCATTTATACATTGCGGTTCATGTTGCATAGCAAGTGCGAATGGACTCATTAAGTATTTGTAACCTGATTTTATATTTTGAGGTGGTTTTGCTAATTCTGTTTTTAATAAGGTTTCTGTGGCATGTACTTTATCATACCTATATGTATATTCTTTACAAAGTGCAACAAAATGCCTATAGTGCCAATCATAATTATTATCGTTTTTCATGGTCCATACTGTACAAGGATGCCCCATGTGTACCGCTTTATACAAAACTTCTTCACGGTAATCTGGCAATCTCCAATATTTAACCATTCTTTTTCCAGACTTGGAAGGACGTAACTCTTGATCACCATCTAACATGCGATGTGCCGTGGAGAGCATTTGTGCGCTCTCCACGATCATCTTTACAACGTGTTTGTCACATTGCAATTTTGCGGCAATGATAGGATCATTATCTAGAATAAATATATTCATTAGTTTTCCATGCGATAAAAAATATGTGCGCCAATCTGAACTATTTTAGTGAATTCTTTAGCCCATGATGGTGAAACATATGTTGCATGATAATGTGTTGAACCTTCGGTCAATCCTCGCCACTCTCCACCACTATACATTGTTACAGCATGATCAACAGATTTTGTCCAAGAATTTTCATTTTGTGGCTCATCTGCTTTACCATCACAATACCAACTGAATTGACATTTATTGAGTAATGGTACACCTTTATCATTTAGATAAGATTGATGAACAACCTCACAAGGTGTGTTTGGATATTTTTCGTGTGCCACTCTATTGAGAACCACATCTGTAACTGCCATGGCATCAGCCAAAGAAGATGCCATAGTTTCATAATAAATGTTTGTTGCCAAACATTGTACTTGTTTCACTTGTTCTGCTTGCCGAGCAAGTTCAATTGCATGTTTTTCTGCAATTTCATTTGCTCTTTCTTCTGCTAGTTGTTCTACTGCCTCAGTGGTATCAGATACTTGCTTTTTTGCTTCAAAAACAGCATAGCCAATACCAGCGGCAATAGCACAATTAACTGCTAATATTCCGATAGTTGTTATACGCTTCATTTGTTGTCCTGTTCTGATTCGTTTATGTCTGTATTATGACATACTACAAATCATTTGTCAACCAAATTTTAAAGTATATTGTGTGTGATGCTCTGGAGATAAATCTTTATAACCCAATGACCAATTTTCTGCCGCATCTTCTACATATCTGAGGGAATTATTGGGAAAGGTTTCTTCAAAGTATTTTGTTCCATCTTCTGTAAAATATTTTATATACGCATGTTCTTCTTTATAATCAAAGTGTATTTCGCAATAATCATTACTATTATCGGACCAATAAGTTGAAAGTTTCTTTCCCATTTTATTCTCCTTTTTATGTTGGGTATAAATTTATTTCATTAAAAAAAGTCGTTTGCGAGTGGAAATATTAAGGAAATTGCTTTTCCACATTGTATGGCTAATTCTCTATGTTCTTTTTGAGTCCCATTTGCACTTCTCAATTCAATGTAATGAATCCACGATCTTAGCGTTCCATTGACATACAGACGCGACATTGTAAGACCTTCTGGTAAAACTTTTCTCGCTTGTTCCTTTGCAATACCATTCCCAATCGCCCAAAGATATGCTTCTTCAGCCTTATCAATCACCTCTTGTTGCATTATATTCCATGCAGATTGTAAATCAGCATCATCTGTTTCTATACTATTCTGTCTATTTTTAGTGTCTTGAAGTCTTGCTTCACAAAGTTCAAACATATTGTCACCAAATTCATCAACATTAGCATATCTCTGAGAAAACTCTTGAAATGAGAATGACCTATGCCGCAAGAGTTGTCGGGCAATATCTCTTGTTGCTTCAATTTCCATTGTAGCAGATACCATTTCTAGCGGTGACCAATGCTTATGCTTGATAAGATATTGTAGAAGTTTTTGGCTAGTAGCACTATTGATTTGATTTGAAGGATTTGATACCCTAGCGCAATATGCAACAAACTCTTGCAGATCGCCCAAGGCTGGTGATTCATGTGGTTGTGTGTACGCTTTTAAAACTGCTTTCATAATGTAGTTCCTTAATGTAGTGTTTTTGACTCGTTATCTTCCATAATACGATTATGTTGTAAAAATATATAGTTTAGCATCCCACGATACTCATCGTCAGTTAACTCCATTCTATAAAGTTTTAAAGAATATGCTTGCATTAGTCCTGCAATTTCAAGATGGCTGTATTCTTCTTCATTTAAATCAGCAACTACTTTATGAAATTTATCCCATAATTGAGAAATCTTATCTACACTCTCTTGATCTAAAAAATCATCCATTTGTAAGATTACTCCATTTTTCTGAGTTAACTATATTTATATTCATTTGACTTTTTAATTTCATTATTTTATATACCACCATACATTATCTGGACCTACTTTGTGCTTTGGTGTTGATTGCACAACAGCCATTGCTACTTGAATAAGATTTATATCATGTCCAGACACCAATCCACCTTTTCTAATTTTTGGAGTCCATAATTCAATATCCCTTTTTACGGAATCCCCATCATGTGAAGCATCAATAAAAACGTAATCAAGAGAACCATCTTCAAACTGATTGTGTGCAAGATGTGTGAAGTCTCTAATTAATTTTGCCCTACCGTCAAAACCTTCACAAAATTTAATAAGTTCACCATACCATTCAACAGGTGGTTGCTCACACAATTCCTCTGTAGTTGATATATCTTTTGCTTTCCAAATCTTATCGTTTAAAAATACATCAACGCCAATATGTGTTGTATTAGAACAATTTACTGTAATGAACTTAAATGTTGGACCTCTCAACACTCCCAATTCTACACCAATCTTATAATTATTTGATCTGATTTGATCTGCTAACCAATGCGCTCTATTCATAACTTAAAATCCTTAAATTTTTCTAAATCTTCGCCTTGAGGTGTTTTATCAAATACTGGAGTATCATCAATTAAAGTCTGTTGATCTTCACTTACATCAAACAACCTCATTTTAGAACGATCAACACCTATGACAAACCTCTTTTTGTATGTTGGATCATTGTATCTATTCTTTAATTGTTTAACTGCAATTTGACCCATTCCTTCAAGTTCTTCGTTGGATATGAGTGCAAACATGAGGTCTGCTGTTGCTGGAAGGCCGAATGATTCAGAAGTATCTTCCAACCCAATATCGGAATTTGAAAAACCTGATCTTGTGGTTTGTGTTGCTGAGACAATCGGTACGTTAAATTCAACTGCGAGTCCTCGCATTTCTTCTGCGATTGCTTTGATATAGGTGTACGAATTTATTGATCCCCCCATAGCCTTCATTCTGCTACTAGCACAAATATTTAGATAATCTATAAAAATAATATCTGGTTCAAATGATTTTTTTAATTTGAGTTCACTTAGCAAACTTCTAAAATGAGCGACATTTGCTTGACCAGTAGGGTATTCTTTAATAATGAATTTACCATTAGTTCTCTTTGAAATATTAGCAACTCTCTCAGAAAAGTTTTCTTTGCTCAAAGTATTAATTTGATCAATAGGAATGTTTAAAAGATTTGCGTCAATTCTCTCAGCAATTCTTTCCTCTGCCATTTCCATCGTGATATATAAAACATTTTTACCGTCTGAAAGTGCTGCTGCTGATTGGTGACACATGAAAAGAGATTTACCTACACCAGTACCAGCCAAGATAATATTTAATGTTTTCTTAGGTAAACCGCCCTTGGTTATCATATTAAAATATTCTAAATCAAACGCTAATCGTTCTTCAGTACGATGATAAAATTCATAGCGTTCTTCAAAATTTCCAAGATAGTCGTGACCAACATTTGTATCAAATGAAACACCCAATGCAGTGCTTAGAATATCAGGTAAAGCATTTTTAGAAAGTGTTTCATGCTTTCCATCAATGATACTAATTGATTCCATCACTGCATTGAATAATGCGCGGTCTTGACACCACTTCTCAGTAACCTCTAAAAGATGTTCTTCATCTGAGGGTGTTCCATCAAAGATTTGTGGAATAATCTCCATAGCATGTCTATATTGCTCATCAGTATAACGATCTGATTCATCAATCTCAATTCTAAACGCTTCTTGAGTGGGCAATCTATTGTATTTACCAGCATATACGCCAACATTGGTAAACATTTGCCGATACACACCCTCAAAATACTCTGGTTTGATGAAAGGTAAAACCTTACGCATATACTTTTCATCAGAGATTAAGTTTTTTAGAATTATTTGTTCAATATTAGACAATTAAAGTTCCTTCATTTCACCTGTTTTATTAATTATAGCAGTTTCTATGATAGAAGTCAATAGATTACCAGCAAAGTCTTGGAACTCTAAACTACCCTCATCAAGATCATCTATTGGTGAACTCTCTAGCGTGAAGTCAAATGTCATTTGACTATCCTCATTATCTTTACCATCAAGTGTGATTGTTCCAAAAGAAATTATTGTTTCAGAGTACACACCTTCTAAAACTCTAATGGACCATGCTTTATCATCTCTAGGATGTGGAATATGTTCATAGTCTACACCTTCTTTAAATTCTGGCATTATTCACCCTCATTCATTATAACTTCATCCATATCAATTTCTGTCTGATACCCAATAGTATACTGCTTTTTAATAAATTCAGCAAAGTCTGTACTATCAAATATAGGCTTCCAAAAACTTTCTTCAAGAGTACCAGCCTCACGAACTTTCTTCTCAGATACTTCACCAGTATTCATATCAACTGAACTATACCAACCGTTACTTGGTTTGACAACATACCCACCAGCAAGAGCAACTTCTAGTAATCCAGACCAAGGCGCAACGCCACCTTCCCAAGAAACCGTGATGGGAATTTTGGACTTTTCCTTAACGAACCTAGATTTTTCAACATTGATAACAAAATCATATCCTTGAATTTCGGTTCCCTTTTTATTCTGTCTGCGACCAAGAATCCAAATGTTGTTTGCACTGTAATAGATTCCAGTTCCACCAGACACAATATCTTTTGGAAATAACCCAATCTCTTTGTATGTATGATTGACTGCAATCATGGGAATGTTCTTCATTGCCAAATATGGCGTACACATTCTGAATAGACCTTTGAGTGCCTTTGCTCTTGACATATCTGCTACAGACTTTTCGTTGATTGCATCTTCCATTTCTTTCTTAGATGCAAGATTACCAATTGAATCAATAACCACGATAACACGGTCAGACTTATCCATTCCCTCAAGTTGAGCGATAAGATCAAATTTCAATTCTTCTACGTTTGTAATTGGTGTGTGTAGAACCCTTGCGGTATCAATATCAAACTGTTCAAAGTATGATGCAGGTGATCCAAATTCTGAGTCATAAAATAACATTACAGCATCTTCATACTTCTTCAAGTAGGCCGCTGCAATCAACAACGTAAATGAAGTTTTAAAGTGCTTAGATGGCCCAGCCAATACAGTCAAGCCAGGAGTAAGACCACCATCTATTGATCCAGATAATGCTACATTCATCATTGGAACTGGTGTTGAAACCTGTTCTTTATTATTAAAAAATTTAGACTCTGAAAGAACTTCTGTGGTCTTTAGTTTTGAATTCTTTTTGAGTTTGTCCATTATTGACATATAATTCTCCTATATTAATTACATCATTATAGCATATTCTATAATGATTGTCTAGTCAAAAAATTCGCTTAGTGGGTTTGTTTCATCAATTCGTTCTTGACAGATTTTGAAATATTCTTCTGATTTCTCAATACCAATAAAGTCAAAACCCAAATCTTTTGCTGCCATACCAGTAGAGCCAGAACCCATAAATGGATCAAGTACAGTACCACCTTTGGGCGTGACAAGTCTCACTAAGTATTTCATCAACTCTTGTGGTTTGACTGTTGGATGTTTGTTATTTTCCCCACGTTCTTTTTTTGATACTTTTGGGCAATAGAAGAAACGCGCCCAATCTTGCTGTAGTCCATCGTGCATTATATTTGCTGGGAAGCGTCCAGTGGGTTGTTTAAATTCCCCGCACCCATGAGTAAACCCAGAACCCTTGCCAGACTTTCTATCCTCATTTTGCCATTGGCTAGACTCGTCCTTCCCTCGCTTCTCTCCGCTATATGTCCCACCATTTAGGTTGTCATTAGTCTCCACCCGACTAGCATCAATATTGATAGCACCAGTTCCATGTTTCAACACATTCTTAGCAACAGTACTTTCGGATATTGGTTTTCGCCCGACTGCAATCGGTTCGTGCGCTGGTTTTAGGGCTGTTCCCCAACCATCCCATTGCTTGGCTGCTTCGGTGGCGGGTGCTGTGATGACCGCTTCAGTTTGCGCTTGCCTTGGTTTGTCATAACTTGGCATCTTGTCGCTGGTTGTGTTTTTATTTGCTCTAGCCCTTGCTGCATGGTCTATCCCCACCACCTCACGCTCTGCCCCTGCCGCCTTGTCAATCGCCTTGCTGATATTCATACTCTTTGGAAATCCAGAACCATACAACCACATCATTTGATCACGAATCTCAAACCCAGCATCTTCTATTGCAACCGCCATTCTATGATAATTGCGTGAAGCCGAAAATGCAAGTAAGTGTCCACCCGGCTTCAATAATTCCCAAGCAAGTCTCCAAGTCTCAGCACGAAATGCAATATCGCCACCGTCCCACTCTTGACCCATGAAACCAGAAGATGCTCTTGCAAATGCACCATCAGTACCTTGTTTTGCTGGTGCAGAACCTTCTTTTCCAAATCTGTCCACGATAGATTGTAGGTGATATGGTGGGTCTGTAACTACCGCATCAACTTGAACGCCTTGGTCAATTAATTTCTGCATTTCTTCAATACAGTCACCGCTAATAATCATATATTTTTCACTCGCTTTCTTAAATCACTAGATGAAAATCTGTGGTCTCTTTTGTTATAGTATATCTCTATGCCACGCTTTGAACAAATAGCGCGACCAGTAAACTTACCGTTTTTATATTCCTCACCTATAATTCTTATGTTTATAGGAAACATGGATAATATATCCTCTAAGTCTTGCTCTGTTTGATATGGAATAATTTCATCAACATATTTTACGGCTGCAAGTTGGGTATGTCGCTCAACTAATGTCTGTACTGGTGTATTCTTCTCTGGTCTATCCAAAGATGGATCAACTTGCAATGCACATATTAAATAATCGCATTGTGATTTTGCTTCACGCAACATAGCGATATGACCAGCATGTAGAAAATCAAAAGTTGATGCAGTTATACCGACTTTAGTAGTTCCCAAGTTTCTCTCCAATCTTGCACTTGATATACTGAGTTTGGTTCGCCAAGATCATACACTCCCATTGCTATAGTATGATCATTACCACCGAAATCACATTTATCTCCATAAAAATGTATTATATCAGATTTAGTGAAGTCTGTCAATATCTGAGATTTATCATTACCTTTTATTGTAATATCTATTCCAGTTTCACCCGCGACATTAAAATCAAATTCTGTAAATTTTTCTGACAATCGTTTCGCGATATTTTTTCTTTCATTTGTATGATTATCCCAAGCCACATATTGAGTTCTAGCACGTTTTCCAGCATTTCTACCCACGATAGATAAATTTACAAGACCCGTTCTTTCTTCAATATGACCGCCAGTTCTAACAGGAAATTCGCTTTCACATATCTCTTTATTCAGATATCCCCACATTGTATCAGGTAGTTTTATTGTACCTTTGTGAACATTTTTGCCCCTTTCCCACACATCATTTCCAGAGCAATTATAGACACGTTTACACATACCGTATATAACATTACCAACTTGTTCAATTGTTTTTTCTTTATCACTACCAGTGACAAGATATACATTATTTAATGTGCAGAAGTCAAAGAAGAATGAACTGAATTTTTCATCCATCTTGGCCCTACTTGGCGTAAGTGTTCCATCAACATCAAATATATAGTGAATCATATTTTATTGCCTATTAAATCCTCAAGAGTTTTTAATACTTCTTGACTCTTATCTTCCATATTATTTTCTATACACATTTTAACACATTTTCGTGTAAAGTCAAGAGAAAAACGCTTTCCATCCTTATCCATTCCAGTGTTAATCAAATACACATTACAATTATTTTCATGAATTTTTCGCATTAATAAGTCACTGTATTCTTTCACTGGCCTTGGCATAAAGGGTGATCCATAACATGGACTAAAGAGTGGCTTAATCTCAGTTGCGCCCTTCTCAGTTCCTGGCATCTGACTTGTATATCCAGTTTCAAAAAATCTACGAACTGTCTCGCCACTAATCTTGCTGTATGGTGGAAATACACCCTTTGCATCCATAGTTAAGAAAAATATATTATCTGGATGATCAAATTTCTGAGGCTTATGATATGCGTTTTCAACACAAGTGATAGGGTAACTCAATCTTGCATTTGGTACACCTGGATTTTCTACAACTAAGCAATCTTCTGCCTTCGCTTTTTCAACAGCGTCAAAAATAGTCTTATGTGTTTCTGGAGATAACCCCTCACTCTTAGCATAACATCCAGTTTCAATCATTTTAATGCCATGCATATCCCAATAAACTTCATCGTCGCTAATCAACGCATAATTTGGATCACTACTCAATGTAGTTTTACCTGTACCACTCAAACCAAACATTAAATTAGTAGTTGCATCATATGTAAAGGCACTACAATGCATAGGAAGATAATCTAGTTTAGGAAGTTCAAATCCAATGATACCAAACACACCTTTCTTAATCTCACCAAGAAAGGTGGTTCCAGCAATAAACATGGTTTTAGTATCAAGGTTTACATAGATTTTAGGATGCGGCACATCTAATTCAGTGTTGTGCCAAATTGTCCAATCTGGAACATGATCCCCAAATCCATTAGGTAGTACATCAAACATATTTTTTACAAATTGTTCATGACGTTCATCATTGGTATATACTTGAAATCTAATATTTGCAGATTCAAATCGTAAAGGTTTTTTGTAAATATATCCTGTTATCATGCTAGGAAGCATTTGATCTGCAAACAAAAGATAGTCATCCATATTACCAATCTTGCAATATTTTGGTCTTTCCTTACATAATTCTGAAGTTGCTTCTCCAAAAAAGTATTTGTTCTCTGGACTGCGACCCGTTGGTTCTGTTGTAATGTTGATATTAGTCATTTTCTAATCCTTTATTTTTAATATGTTCTAATTCAACAGGTTCATGTAGTGCATTTTGTCCTTGAGCATATACTAAACCTGTAGCATTACCTAAAGTCCCTCGCCTTTGATATAATACAGGTCTTGCTTCTAACTTTTCTATACGTCTTTGTAAATCTGCAATCTGCTTTTCAATATTAACACCAGCATCAGCATATGCGTTCATTTTAATATCCTTTATAAAGCAGCATAACCAACTGTTTCTCTCACAATATCATTATGGTTAAATTCTGCCCAATATAACTCATATGCAATACCAGATTGAATACACTCAAACTGATGAAAAACTCCGGGTTTTACTTTGGTATAATCTCCTGGCCCTAAAATAGTTTCGTCAACTAAATCATAATCCTCAGACCAAACCTTTATTTTCATCATACCTTCTTCAACATAAAATCCATTCCATTTAAATTCATGCATATGTTTGGAACAAACACCACCTTCTTTCATTTGAATTCTATGAAATTCTAATGCACCATTTGCTTCAATCAATTCTGTTTGACCCCATACCTTACCAGCGATTGTCATACTTTACTCCATTTGCTTGCTTCATATATCATATCTATGTTTGATTTAATTCTTTCATTAAACTCTTCATCTGTTTGTGAATGGAATAGACCTTCACTCAAACCTCTACTGAAACTTGCACTCATATGTGGTGAACGAGACAATCTGGCACATGCTTCCTCAGTTGAATACCCCCCACTTAGACCAACAATCTTTTCAACTGAATTGTATTCATACAAATTATTGTACGTTTCTGAAATATCAGGTATGGTAAGTTTAAGAATAAGTTGTCCAGGAAAATCTCTACAACGATTCATCAATTCATCATTTAGATGTTTTTCAATGATTGATTTATTAAAAGCATCAATAGGAACTTCTGGTTCTACTATTGGCGTGAGGCCAGCGTTTGAAATTCTCCATGCTAACTCAAATTGTTGATCAAGAAGTTTTGGAACATCATACATATCCTTAACGATACTTCTCATTTTGGTTCCCACACAACCAGACCCTAAAGCAAAACGTATCATTGAATCAATATCAAATACCTTCAAGAAACCATTTGCTTCACATCCACTATCAACCTTCAGAATAGCATGGATACCTTTATTTGCAAGAACAGCCACCATATCCTTTTCAACAGAATCTTTGTAAAGAATTGCATGACTAATCTTATCACTTGTAAAGTTTTCGTTCAATACCATACGCAACCGCATACGGTGAACTAAATCCATTTTATTATCTTCAGTATATTCTTGACCATATCGCTCTAATACGCCGCCAGTGCTACCACCAGAATGATCCATTGCTGCTATAAATGTCATGCATTTCTCCTATATTATAAATCTTTTTTAAATTATCTTAAACCTATGTATTCGTGTGAATAGCCTATGATTCGTGTGGTGTCAACAGGTTTATATAAAAAAATCTTCTAAAGTTGTAGGTTTTTCGTACTGTGGAACTAAAGTACCGTCTGTTACTTGACGATCAAAATTCATAATATGATCACCAAGCCACTTAACAACAGGAACTGTCATTCCATTCAGCATGTACAATTGCATATTAGATAGATCACAACCATCAAAAAAGTCAGTAGGGTAACCCTGTAGGGCTAAACGCTCATTAACAGCCAACTTACGCAGACCACCACTGTCTAGTACCAGATCAGTAAAGTCTTTGTAATCACGTTTCAAGATAGTAGATGCTACTCCTTTTTCGCCAAACTGGTCACTTCTTTGTCTAGTAAAGAAGGCAAATGGATATCCGCCTTTGCATCCCTGTTCAAAATTCCAAGGGCGGCTTTTTTGGATATGTAAAGTTTTGGATTGGATTGCTTTGTCACTGCGCCCGACAAATCCGAATATATCGGCTCCTTCGGGGATTCCATCACGGACTGCCAGAATGTAAACTCTACGTCTTCGCTGTGGGACTCCAAAGTATTGGCTGTCGCACATCGTCCAAGTCGCATCGTACCCGATTTCGGCAAGGTCTTGCAGAATGACATTAAGTCCTCTTGAAAGCAATGCGCTGACGTTTTCAATAACTGCATATTTTGGTTTTGTTTCATCAATTAATCTCCTAAATTCACGCCAAAGGCCAGAACGTTCGCCTTCAATGATACCTTTGTTTTTACCGCCTATAGATATGTCTTGACACGGAAACCCACCACAGATCAAATCAAAGTCAACCCCATCACGTTTAAGGTCTTCGCCAGTTACTGTTGTGACGTCACCATATATGGGAACCCCTTGCCAATTCTTTTTCAAAACACGTTTGGCGTATTCTTCGTATTCACAAAACGCAACAGTCTCCATGCCAGATTGTTCAAACCCTAGACTGTAGCCACCACTTCCACTGAATATATCGAATACCTTCATGCTTCGTTTCTTTCTATGATATAACCACCAAATTCACCATAGCGAAAAAATTCAGTGTATTTGTATGAACTAAAAAGAGTTTCTGGATTTATCGGACGCTGTACACCAGACAAAGATAATTCTTTCTTAATAATATCATCTGGTTTTGCGCCACTTTCCATCTTTGCCCTCAAAGTAAGGCGAGAAAGCACAGTAGATACATAACCACCCGTTGGAATGGTTTTCTCTACTATCACCAACGCGCCATCATCTCTTAGGCTATCCATCATGCCATCAAGCAACAAGGTTCGTCTGTGTGGTGGTATGAACATCATTGTGAGGAACATTACCCCAAAGTCAAATTCTTCAAATGAATGTTGTGTAGCATCTGTAACAATCACAGGATTGTCACCAGTGTACATATCAGCCATCTGTTGGCTTTTTTCAATCGGAATAAAGTCTACGTTTCTCTCAGTGAGAATAGACTTCAAGGTACGCTCTACATTACCTGTACTCGCACCAACATCATAAACAGTACCCTGTTCTGGTATGTAGTGATTAGCGATTTGAGCAATAGCACTACTTACCATATCGTACCAAGGTAGTTGTTCGCGCACATGATCGTCAAAGTTTCTTGCGACCTTGACGTCATTAAATGTCCAGTTTGTGGGTATATCAATCATATTTCCATACTTTCTTTTCATACATATGAATTTAAATATTCGGTTTCTCCAAATAAACTCATAATACATTCCTATATGCGTATTCTATTGCTCTATCGGCTTCAACAGCCAAAGGTCTTTTTTCATATTTTCTAGAAGTCTCACTGTCTAGTTCTCTTATCAGTTGCTCCAACTCAAATGATGTGATTGGATACTTTTTACTTATTGCATTCATTGCAGTACTTACCATAATTTTATATATCATAGCATATCTGCCAGAATTGTCAACACCAGAAATATCAAACCAATCTTGTATTTGACGTTTATTCACAAATGGACAATCTCTATATCCTGTCCACTTAAAATCTAAATTATCTAGTTTATTCTTTTCATATTGAATTGCTCTATCCGCTATGTGTTTTGGCATACGGTCTTTGAAACTACTACCACTTTTCACTTCATATGAATGTTTACTCATTAATTTGTTAGGATCAATATCACTACCAACATTATTGAATATAAAGTTGTTAGCATTAGAATAATTAGCAGGGATATAATACATCCTGGATAAGTCTTTTGTTTGCCCATCTCCGATTTCACTGAGTTCTTTATTAAGAGCGTACCAAAAGTGGCGAATTTTAGAATTTTCAACCTCTTTACTGAGCGGAAATACAAGTCTAAACTTTGGGTGGTCAATAGAACTACTAGCGGTACTATAACAAATATAGGTATAATCGCCAAAGCGATTAAATAACTCATCTTTTAAGTTTCCTTTAAAGACATGATCATCAACATCAACAGCAGTCCAATTTGCCCAATTAACCACATTCGCGTTTGCCCTAGTCGTATTAGATAAGTAAGTAGCAGGTGATATAAGTTGGGCATCTTTTTTACTTTCTATTTTTTGTTCTGATAATTTATATAGGAAATCCTTAAAGGCTTCCCACCGCGAGAAATTCATTCTACGGTGGGTTTTGTTATCATATATAGATTTGAATATTGTAAGCGAGTACACTACATATCCTTTAAGTCAGATTCCTTGACAAAAATACCGTCAACCATGCGCCCTTTACGATCTTTAATATCGTTGTAAGCAACTGTTAAACACTCATTCATAGTAATATTATTACGTTTCATAATATTGATCATTACAACCATCATATCACCTAAATCGTCACGAATATCATTACCTTTACAAACGCTGTCCGACAATTCTCCCAACTCTTGCATCAACTTCAAAACTTGGTCTTTGTCACTTGATCCATCAATCAAATTACGATTTTCGTGCCAATCACCAATTTTATTGATTAGTGCCATCACAGGAAATTCGTGCGTTTTGATTTTTTTAGTTTCCATAATATATCCTTTATTTAAATTTGTCCCATACTAACATATATGGGACATTTTGTCAACATATTTTATCTGTAAACTTCTACTCCAACATGCCAGTATGTTTTAGTATCAGTAACCCATGGCATACTTTTAAATATATCTGCCTCATTTACAAAGAATGGCCCAGTAATGTAAACATCACAACTAGGATCATACGATTGCTTTTCAGCATCAACAAACTTCAAGGCATCGGCCTCTGAATCAAATTTATACTCTTTTTTACTGTGCATGATATTCTCCTAATTAATTAACTTCAACTATATGAATACATGATTCGTATTAGGGAGTCAATAGAGAAATTCATTTAAATTTGTTCCTAATCTTTTTTCTGCTATTTTGAAATACTTTTCTTCTTTTTCTATTCCTATAAATTCTCTATTTGTATGGACGCAAGCAACTCCTGTAGTTCCAGAACCCATTGTATTATCAAGAACAACATCCCATTCATTAGTGTAAGTTTTTATCAAATATTCCATCAAACCTACTGGTTTTTGAGTAGGATGATAACCTTTTTCTTGTTTATATCTTATCACTGTTTTTGGGTATCTTGATCCTTCTGGGTTATCCCTATGTTTTGATTCAGCATTGCCATACACTTCACCAATTTTTGCCGTATCGCTACTAAATCCAGAATACGGTGTACTATACCACATTTGAGGATTATAAGTTGGTTTCTCCCTATAAAATACTAAGATATTTTCATGGGATTTTAACGGCATTATCTTCACATTCATGGGGTTTGTGCCTTGAGGTTTTTCCCAAATCCATTCATATCTTAAATTATTTATATTAGAAGCAGCAAGAATTGTTGTGAATGGTTGCATTGAGGTAAAAACCATGGCTGCATTTTTCTTGCAAACCCTATTATATTGTTCCCATAGTTTATCTAATGGAATAATAGAATCCCATTTACATGCAGTAGTGCCATATGGAAGATCAGCGAGAAGCATATCTACTGAATTATCTTCAATTGTAGGCAATACCTCTAAGCAATCCCCAAGTATAGTTTTTACCATTCACTCAATTCTTTTACATATTCTGATTGTATTAGTTCTCTAAGTTTTTTCTCCGTAACCATGTAATCATCATTCTTTGAATTTTTACCACCTTGTTGATGATTAAAATGATTATCTGTTTTCAGACAGTTTTCAAACATTTCTTTTGTCATATACACAGCCTTAAATTCATTAGGATTTTCATTTACTCCAATAAAAATAAGACGGTCCCAATCTTTACCAACTGCGACATGGTTCATTGTAAAGCAATCTTTTTTGATTGATCTTTTTTTAGTGTCTGTATGTGCAACAGAAAACTTAATTTCCGTTTTAATTCCATTTAAAATTCTATCGTATCCAGCAGTTGATGTATGAGCAAATTCAACATTGTAACCAGCCTTTTCCATTATTAGACTTACTAATCTCTCTCCTAGTTCACCCTTTTGTTTATTACCCATATATCTATATCCTTCAAAGGGGCTTCCTATCCATGGGTCATAAAGATTGTTTTGTATATAATCTTGTATTTCATCATTTTTTGCTAAATTATACATTTCGGCTGCATTTAGTTTCATAATATAATTATTCCTTTTTTATAAATTTAACAGAAAAAATCTTCTAAAGAAGAACTTTCTTCAACAGACCAACCTATTGCATCTAAAATTGGTGTAATTGGTTCTACAAAAGTCTTTTCAAATTGAATATCATAATTTACATATTTGTGTAAATTAAATTCATTTGGAATGTAATCTGGAAATGATATAACATTTTCCTTTAAAGGGTTAGGCATCTTCAGATAACAAAATTTAATTTTTTCACCATTCTGAATAAGTGCGTAAGTTTTTCCTAATGCCTTATCTTTTATTTGATGATTATAAAGTAAACTACCTCTAACATGAATTGGTGTACCTTTCTTGTAAATAGTTTTCCTATCACTCCATTTCACGATATCACTAACACCTCTTGGAAAAGATATATCTTCTGGTGGTAGAGATTTAAACTCTTTCTTAAAATCAGCAATAAACTTTCTAGTTTTTTCTTCTGATCCAGACATAATGATTTTAAACGACTGCATAAACTTGTCTCGCACTACTTGAGGTGTGCTTGATTTAATGGCCTCAATACCCATGATCTTTAATTTTGGTTCTGCGTATTGAACACCTTCATTATTATGAACATTTAGTAAATATCTTTTTTTGGCTGTCCAGATACCACGATCTGCAATCGCTTCTCTTTCCATAACCATACGATTTGTATATGCATTCATCTGATTAAATAGTTTATCATATGCTTGTTCTAAAATCTTTTCAAAGTGATCGGCACAAATTTTATCCAACGCTTTAACAGGGTCTTTAGGTTTCAATTTATCTATAAAAGGTCCAAAGTTGATATACAGTGAATCAGTATCAATAGCAATTACATAATCAAACTTATCGGTTTTGAGTACTTTATTCATTTCATCATTTATGGCGCGTTCTGCCCATTGAATCGCTAACTGTCCAGACAGAGTAATACCTTCTGCAACACGCATATCAAAATACCTAAAGTAAGCATTACCCAAAGCACCATAAAGAGAATTCAATAGAATTTTAATTGCCATTTGCCGATTTTCAAGTTGATTGATTTCCCTATCAAGTTCAGTAGATGGATTATCTTGATTTTTTTGCATTGCCTCTAGCATCAACTTCTTAGTCGCTTTACGCTCTAACATATAGTCTGCAATAATTTGAGGCACAATGCCTTGTCTTTGCCTAGTATAAGTTGATCCATTCGCTGCAACCGAAAGATCATTTTTTATATCTGGTGCATTATTCATATAATATTCAACACCTGATTGATAAGTGTTTTCAAGGTCAACTACCAAAGTTTCTGGTGACATATTATATTGAATAATCAAATTAGGATATAGTGAATTCAAATCAAATGAAACTACCCAATCATGTAACCCAACTTGAGGTTCTTTAACGTAACCTCCTGGATATGGTGATTTGATTGTATTTTCATTTGGTGGTATAGCAACGTGTTGTTTATTCAGTTCACGATATATGATTGAGTCCCATATAGCAGTTGTTCCAAGAGTTGCCTCATAGTTCACACCCCCACGATATGCCATAGTAAGTGCAAGAGTAATCAAATCCATTTTTTCATCAATCTTATCTACTAAGTAAACATCCTTGATATTATAATCAATGAATAATTGATGGTCATTTTTATATAGAGTATGAAGTGTTCCATGCTCTTCATATGATAGTTTTTTCTCACCAAGAACAGTATGAGCAATATGGTCTAACTTGTAAGATGCTTGGGTTCCATATGAATACCCAAACTTTTTAAATAAATCCATATAATCTAATTGGGAAATACCAGTTATTTCATAATGTTTATGATTTTGACCAGCAACATTTATATTACGTTCACTAATCAAACCCCATGGAGAAAACTTTTTTGCGACACTATTACCAGCAATTTTAGTAACGCGATTGATTAGATAAGGCATATCAAACATTTTAATATACCAACCAGTTATAACATCTGGTGGATTCTTAGTCCAAAATTCCATGTACTTTGCTAATAATTCTAATTCATTTTTACAATGACGATACTGGACAATCAAATCTTGGTTTTCGCGTTTATCAACATCATATTCACCCAGACCCCAAACGTGATAAACATTAGAAGTTGATGACTTATGGCAAATTGATATAACAGGATAATCAGCAGCATCTGGATGTGGAAAACCATCATCTGATGCAACTTCAATATCTAAGTTTGCGACATTGATTGTTTTACGATTAAACTGTATTTCATCTGGAAACGCGCTTGTTATAAACTGTTGAATATAATTAGTCATGCCATAGATTTTGACATTATCCATATCCTTGTAAGTATCTAACCATTCTTTTGCCGCCCTCATAGACTCAAATTCTACTGGAGCAACAGAAAGTCCTTCAAGAGTTTTCCATCTCGTATTTTGTTCTTTGCTGCGAACAAAGAGTTTTGGTTTAAATTTAACACGTTTCTCAATACGAATACCGTGGTCATTATAACCACGGTACAAGAGTGAATTGCCATATCTGGCTACGTTTGTATAAAATGATTTCAATATTCTTCTCCGTTTGGAGTCATTATATCATAATATTGGGTTTTAGTCAACAAATTATTTTATATTTTTATCGGTAGACATTGTTATTATTTTCTCTATCATTTCATAAAGTTGTTCTAAAACATTCACACTCTGAATATTTTTAAAGTTATCATGATCAAACTCTTTTGGTTTTACAACCCACTCAAGTGTTGAGTAAGGTAATTTAACACTAAGTCCATCACCACCACTTGTAATGTGTGGCAATAAATTTTCTCGTTTTACTATTGCCACTGCATCATTATCAACAATCATCAGATAATCAAATGTGTCAGGTAATATTCTACCATGACTTGAACCTAGTGTATTGTTCAACTTGATAGAACCAGTTACACATTTCTTTTTTTCTTTACCTTTTGCTGTTGTTAATACATTTGTACCACATTTAGTTTCAATACGATATTTTTTAAATTGATGATCTTGCCCAATTAAATCTACATATTGGACTCTACCATCACTCATTTTTTCAATCGCTTTATCTTGTATAATTGATTTTAAAAAACGTAATGTTCTATCATTTAATTGTGAACCTACAGAATGTCTCATTTCAAAGAAATTTTTCCAATCAACATTTTCCGCGAGTTCTCGCGCCAAATTATTCATAAATGTACCTTTGTAAAAAATTAATAATAATATGATTTTTAGATCATAAACTTAGAATATGACCTGTGGATCATTAATCTTTCTTTGATACAAAAGAATACATTTCTTTAGCCTTTTCCATTAAATCTTCTGTAGAATAGATTTGATATGCTTCTTTAACTTCTTCGGCTGTTTTTTGACCTTGTTCATATAGATCATTAGCAAGTTGAATATTCATGTGATATTGTTGATCCATATAGTCTTTTGCCATTTGTAACATTTCGGTTCTAATTTCAAAGGGATTTTTGTGTGTCATTGTGTGTTCCTATCTAAATTTAATTATGTTCGCCATTGTTTTGGCGTCCGTTGTATCCATCAATTCTGTCAAAAACTTTAGGCTTTCGCTTGGCAGTTTCAAACGTACCAACAGTAATTACAATCGCTGCAAGTAAGAGGGTGTGTGCGATTGCGTTAATTCCCCAGAACATTATGCTTCCTAAATACATAGAGCATACTGATACCCACATCCATGCAAGAATTTGCATAATCAAATGGCGTACTTGTAAATTAGGAATATTTCTTAATGGATTTATATTTGAATCCATTACACTGTTCCAAGTGTCAAAAATATGCTGTCTCATTTTAATCTCCATAATTTGTGTGTGTGAAAGAAGGGCAATAATGCCCTTCCTAGTTTTAAGGTAAAACTCTAATCCAGATATATTCTGCAATCTGTCTATAGAGTTTCCATTTCATCATAATATGGTATAAGATCAAACCCATCCGCGAAGGTTTTGGTTCGTTGATGTTTTGTCCCACGCCCTCATTCTACGTTCCAGATCACATAAATCCTTTGCTTCAGCAAAATATGCATCTCTGGTTTCTATCTCAGTCATAGGTGTTACAATTTGAAAGAAATTCTTGATCCATTTAATCATTTAAATTTCTCCAAAGTTCTACTATTTAATTCAGCCAGTATTTCATGATCAGACATATTTGGATATTCTATTCTAAAATATTGAACCAAATCTGCATTCGCTGAACACTGTCTTGAAAATTGAATAGATTTTCCTACAGAAAGAATAAAATCAAAGAGACCTGTTAGACCTCTCGTTAAGAAGTTGTGCGTTGTTAGTATGTGTTGCATTTGAGTTTTCCTCGTAATTGCCAATTTTAATTTTACGAGGACGCATTGATTCTGGAATGACGTACTGCAATTCAATTGCCAGAATACCATCTAGAATATTTGCTCCGTTTACTTGTACGTGTTCAGACAGCCTAAAGGTTCGTTTAAATTTCTTTGTTGAAATGCCACGATGGATAAATTCTCTACCTTTAGAAACGTGTTCACCAGTTACTGTCAAAGTTCTATCTTTTACTTCAACATTAATTTCATCTTGTGAAAATCCAGCAATAGCAAGTTCAATCAAATAATCTGATTCTCCTGCTTTAATAATATTGTGTGGTGGATAGTGATCTTGAGCATGTTTAGCAGTGAACTCTAGTTCATTGAATAAATGGTCAAAACCCACGAAAGATGAACGTGGAAAAAGTGTTTGTAAGCCTGTCATTGTTATCTCCTTTTGATCAAGCAAGATTGTAATGGGACCGATTATTCGCATCCCCTTGGTTTGATTAGCATCAAGATGCTAACTCATTACTATATATGTTTTTATTTCGTGATTTCAAGAGGTCAAGTAAAAAAAATTAAGAAATTATGCTTTTTATTTTCCAAGGAGTGAAACATACTGTTCCTAGACTTACATAGTCTGCACCTTTATCAAAATAAAATTCTGCATCATCCTTATTTGTAACTCCACCACCAGCGATTACAGTAATGCTAGGATGTTTTCTCTTTATATATTCTATAATCCTTGTAGTATATGGTTTTAAAATTTTTCCACTTTGACCGCCATTTAAAGAATACAAAGTGTTGCTTGCATGTATTTGATTATATCCTAAATCTACTATCTTGTCTATAAGACATTCTGTCGCAGTAGGTGGTATTTTGCATATACACCATTCTCTTTCACTCTTAGGAAATAAATCAAAACCAGATAAATTTACCGCACCCACATCTTTATCAAGGTTTGGACAACTTATATTAATCTCAACAGATGAATTTTTATCTACTATACGAGACAGATGTAGCCAATCATATTCATTTATTGCGGCAAGGCTCAACACATCTGTAGAGTTTGTTCTTTTTAAACCCTCATATATTCCAGCATTTCGCAATCCAATTTTATTAATCCATCCACCATTTTTATATCTAAGAGTTTTAAAAATTTGGGGAATAAGTCCTTCTCTTTTTTCAACGGTCCAACTTCCAGTTACGCTAATTGCGTTAGGAAGTTTTAAATAGTTTCCAAAAGGTGCTGATATAAAGTATTTCATAATTTAATCCAAAAATGTTCTACGCCATTCCATTTTATATATTTCTTCTTCATCTATCGTCTTAGTAAAAGACTTAGGGAATTTTTTTATTGCTCTAAGTAATATTTTGATTTTTACATCAGATTGCATAATAGGTATTGATGCACCACCATTTCTAGCCGCCAACCAACGGTGATGACCATCAACAATATAGTTATCTGAAGAAACCAGAAGTGGTTTTGCTTGACCAATAGTTTTTATTCGGCCCATAGCCTTAACTATTTTATCTTTATTAAAATCAGATTGGGTGGCTCGTAGTCTTTTGGCTTTGACTTCTTTTCTTTCCATTTTTATACCTAAATTTTTCAAATACTCTATAAGTTCATCATAATCTGCTGAACGAACTTGGGGCATATCTACTCTTGAGATACCAAGAGTATCTTTAGGTTTTGGTGTAGTAGTCCTTAACTCTAAGAGAACTTGACTATACTTACGCATATTTTATAACCTTATCTGGCGTATGAAAGTTTTTCTTACGCATAATTGTTTTCATTACAACATCAAATTCATCTTTTCTTTGATCATATTTAACTGCTACTGGAATATTCAAATCAGATTGCATATCTTTAATTACCGCTTCAGCACCAGCCACACCTTTGAGTGACTTACCTTGTCTTGCGTAAATCTTTTTTATAAATTCTGCTAACTCTTTCATAGAGATACAAGGTGTATTTCTATCATCTCCCATCCTATCACCAAAATGACGAGTGAATTTGAAATCAATTCCATATTTTTTGAATAATTTATCAACAATAGATTCAAATGCTTTGATTTGTTTCATACCTACTAAATCACATTTATCTTCTATTATAAAATTTTTGAATGTTTTCATTTTTCTAACCTTTTTATTCTGGTTTCAAGTTCATCTATTTTTTTTGCTATTTTAGGAGATAAACTTCTCCAAGCATCATCTGGTTGATCAAACCAAGTCCACCCAAACTTGTCTCTTATAGTATCTAGTAATATATCCCATTTAGAGTATAACCATAATCCAATTTTTGTATCTCTCATATATGCTAAAAATAGTGCGCCAAATACCGAACCCATAATACCCGTATAAATCCATAAACGATCTGAAGCCATATTTTCAATCATATCCCAAATCATTTTTTAAATTTCTTCAATTTACTTGAATAATGTTCAATACTATGATCATATATTCCATCAAAAATTTGTTTATTTTTCATGGCGCACCACCTACCCCTCAAAGAATCCTTTATCTTTTGCCAAAAGGACAATCTACGAATATTTCCATAATGATTAATATATCTCTCTGTGCCGTGATGCCTATATCCCATTATCCATAAAGGAACTGTTGGCACAATATCATTATTATTCCTAAATCTATAATGCTCAACATCCATACCTACACAAAATTCTTTACCACCAACTCTTGGTGAACCATATGTAAATAATATAGGATTTTTTTCTTCAAGTCTAGATGCACATAGTGTTGCCATAGCACCACCAAGAGAATGACCAGTAATCCAAAGTTGTTTTCTTTTACTTTTTTGAAGTAGTGCTTCAATATCAGACCAAAGTTTTCTTAATTCTATTTTAAATCCCATATGAACCATACCCTCAGTTTTAGATTTTCTTTTAAATGCAAGTAAATCTGCTTTAACATCTGAAAACTCTGTTGGTTCTGTACCTCTAAAAGCAACAATAATATTATCTTTATCTGAAAAGATATGACATTGTGCGCCATCATTCTCTAAAAATTTATATGATTTGAAACCTAATTTTGATAATTCTCTTTTTGCTTTAGTTCCATCATGATAGGCCAAAGCAGATACTTCAGAAAAAAAATAACTGAGAGCAAAAGTATCATTCCAATCTAGACTTTCACAATCCATAAAAAATTTTCTGGTCATTTTTTATCTCGCAACCTTGGCTCTTTGCGATTATAATGAACAGTTACACTTGATAAGTTTTTTGGATCATTATTGAGTGGGTCACCATCTTTGTGATGAATATCTCTCCCATCAAAAGGCTCTGCCTTACCCTCTTTTTCCATCTTTCTTCTAGCGCGTTTTCTAGCGGCGTTTCTCTCCATCTGTTCTGGAGTTCCAAGATAGTTTTTTCTTTCTTTTTTGTAATCTCTCTGATACTCATCAGTTATAAATATTTTAAACTTGATCATGATACATTATCCCAGAAGGTTTTACTCATTTCACCCATGGAAACTGTAGATGTACCAGATGCTGAATTTACTGTTTTGCGAACACTTGTATATACGGCATGACCATTTGTAGTTCTAATACCGTTAGTTTGTTTTAACCATAGAGGTCTTAGTGGGCTATTAGCACCTGGATCAGGCGGCGAATTGTCATATTGCCAACTCGGATTGTTTGTAATAGTTACCCACGCCATGTTTAAATCTCCTTATCATTTGTTCTTACTATTTATATGTTTAAGAAGATCGTTTTTACTTGTTTTATTAGTCTTAATAGAGAAATCTAATGCAGATTGTAAAGCATCACCTATACTCTTACCTTTAAACCCCAATTGAGAAACATCTTTTCCATTTATAGGTAATTCTTTAACTGAAAGATATTTAACACTTTTTAATTTTGATGATACTGTTGGTTTTCCTATAGCAGTAAGATAAGCATCAGCAGATTTAATATCGTTATCTTTAGCCCATCCAACTAATTTAACTAAATCCATATCTTTGTATGAAGTTACAGATTGAACTGCTTTTGAATCAATATTAGATAGTTTCATTCCAGCCTTGGCGATTTTACCAGCATCTTGTTTATAACTCATCAAAACCATTCCTATAAAAGAACCATAATTTTTAGTTTCTAGTTTATCTAATGCTTTTAAATTAATGTCTTTAATAGATGCCTTTGGGAATAAATGTTTCATCAATCCACTTTCAAATAAAAGTTTTATACCGATTGATGGTTTTTTTGATTTGGTGAAAAGTTTTTTAAATTCTTCATTGAATCTATCAGAAGAAACTGATGAAATAGTATGTGCTTGTTTTTTCATTTCCTTGAAAGTATTTTTTTCAATTTTAAATTCAAACCTAGCCGCGAATTGAATGGCTCTTAACATTCTTAAAGGATCATCTTCAAATGAAGTAGGACTGATCATACGAATTTCTTTATTCTTAATATCTTTCATACCCTTGCCATCAGTGTCAATAATCTCTCCAGTATCAACATCTTTAGCCAATTGATTTATCCAAAAATCTCTTCTCAACTGATCTTGTTGTAAAGTAATACCTTTTCCTAATTGTACCTCAAAATCTTTATGACCAGCCCCAGTACTCTTAGAGTCAACTCTTGGTACTGAAATATCAACATCTTCTTCTTCTGTTGAACCTGTTGGTACAAATTTCAGAATACCAAAAGATTTGCCAACCATATTCACTTTACCGTGAGGCTTTAATATTTCTTCTAAATCGCTTAGTTCTACACCAACAACGATTAAGTCTAAGTCTTTTGAAACCTTTCCAAGTAGTTCATCACGAACCACACCACCAATTTGATAGATTTTACCACCAGCGTTTTTAATAGACTTTCTAACTTTCATAGTTAAAAGTTTTTCTAACATACTTTCATTTAAATGACATATAAAACTTTTCATTTATTATTACCTACCAATGCTGGGCGTCTGGATATTTTACAATTGCTCTAACTGCTCTTAATGCTAGTTTTGCAACTTTATCACCTCTATCATATAGTACAACCTCTGTACCATTTACAAAATCAGATACATTCACACCTTTACCGATAAGAGTCATCGTTCTGTGTAGATAATCATTTTCATCGTAATTATATTCAAATCCTACTTTACCACGTACTTCAACCCACTTGCTGCCTGGTAATGGCCTAATTCTTAGAATACCCATCTTACCTTGCCTAACATATGTCAAAGCATAGGCTTCTTTCTTTTTACGTTGATTTTTAGTGATTTCTGTTATAAATTTAGAAAAAAGTTTCATGATACATAAGGCTTTATTATAGTTTCTATATTCTTAATAATTTTCTTATGCGTAGGACTCAAATGTTTTCTATCTTTTTTTACAGCGTCTAACGCCAATTTTGTATCGCCAGCATATTTTCTTTGCCATTCTGGTTTCTGCTGCTTAATATCAGATACATTAGCAAGTCTATCAGCGAGTTTAATAACTAATGCCCAACTTGTCATGTTAACCATCTTATCTTTTATATACTCACCCTTACCACCTGCTGCTTCAAGATCATCTTTTTTAGTGGTCAATTGGTCAACAAGATTGGCAACCAACCCACCAAACTGCTTAACTAAGTCGGCGTGTGATAAATCAGTATCTTCTATAGTATCATGCAAATATGCTGCTTGAACTAATGCAGATAAATTTTTTGATTTTGGTTTAAATTTAGCAACTATTTTGGCAACTTCTTTTGGATGAGCGATATATTCACCACCACTTTTTCTAAACTGCCCTTTGTGGGCTTTCGTCGCAGTTCTTAGCGCACTAAGCGCACTTTCATTTATAAGGTGAGATTTGAAACTCTGCATTTATTTTCTTCCTATATTATACTTGGGACATAGTTCCCAATTATTTTTTTCTTTAAAAGGAATAATCTTAATCTGTCGCAGAGGTGCTAAATTTTTAGCAACTGATTCATTCTGTATGGAGACTAGACCCCAATCAGACATAAGTGTAGCAATAGTATTTCTACGGCCTATATCGCTTTCTTCTAAGTTTGACTTTTTTCCATCTAGCAAAAATAATTCTTTAAAATGTACTATAAAGTATCTACCTTGTTTATGAAGGATATGACACGATTGAAATAATTTATTTTCTTTTCTACTTGATACGCCAATTCTTGTTAATGTTTCTCTTACCTTCAAAAAATCATCAGGTTCATTTAATGTTATCTCTAACATATCATTTGGCGACCAACTTATTATATTTGTTTCCTCATTCATTGTCAACTCACTTTTTTGTTATATTCATTAATGACAATGGTATTTATATAATTTTAATTTTTACCGCCCTTACGCAACTTAAATCTAATATGATCTAAATGCTCTTTAGGAATTAATTTCAAAACTTCTCTCGCCTTTTGATTTGAATATCCATAATACTCCTTAATTGAATCTAAAGCATCCATTTTATCAGCCTTAGTCCATTTAGAGAACCGCTTTCTTTTTCTAACAATATTACGCATAAAATCATATTGTAATCTGTTATCAATGTGGTGATGCTTATTCATCTCATTTGCAGCAAGGATAGTGTCATTAAAATAGGATAATGATCTATTAATGTAGTATGATTTATATGCTTTCTCAGTGATATCATCAACCATAATATCGTTTTTGTTATGGTTGATTGAGTTTAAATAATCAAAGTGGTTCATAGGTTTTGTATCACTGTTTGCATACGCATTACATCCATTACACAATCATGTCGCGCATCATGTTTAAAAAACTTTTCTGCACATCCTTCTGGAATATAATCGTTCTTAACATCAGACCCCCAAAGCAAACCATCAAGAAATGATCTTGTATCACGAACCATCCAAAATGGATAAGGAACTTTTTTACCAGTATCATTTAAGATACCTTCAAAGAAAGGAATATCAAAAGTATTTCCGCGAGAAAACACTGTTTTTAGGTTATTGATATTTACATTCTGCACAAAAAAGTTATAGGTTTCGCTAATATCTTTATCATTTTCTGATGGTGTGATTACCGCTTGTGTTGTTTCTTTGGGTTGGTTATTCCACCAATCAAGCGTAGATTTTGAAATCTTACGATCATAAACTTCCACTTGCTTTTTAACATCATACTTAATACTAACACTACTATCTAAAAGTTCTTCATAACTGTATGGATTATTTGTAAATCTTGCCCTAGAGAAAGTAAGCAGACCTAAAGATAATACAACACCTCTGTTTACATCAACAGAAAGTGTT